TGCACATCACCAATTGAGGCGGTCCCAATCAGAAGTGCCGTGGCCGCTTTGCGTTCCGCGACCGTCGCGCTGCCGGGGCCAGTCTCAACGATCTCTGGTCCAAAAATCTTTGCCATCTTATTTCTCCCCGTCTTTGCCAGTGGTGGCGTCAGTCTTTGTCTTGGATGGTTTGGCAGGTTCCGCTTTCAGATCCGCAAGCAGGCCAGCATCCCGCATAGAGATCACAACCGAATTATGTTCCGGCAGATCGGGCGTTTCCTTCCCCGGAATGAAGTCGATATCGATAAATTTTGAGATGGGATTTCCATCTGCGTCTTTACCGTGTCCTGTGGCAAGCGCGATTGTCTGCACAGGGCCTTGATAGATATAGCGGGCCATGGCTTAGGCTCCTTTCACATCTTTGGAAAATTGGGGGATGGGGCGCAGCCCATTTGCTTGATGGAGTGGCGCAGCAGGAATAGCGCTACCTGCCACTTCAATCACATAGTGCCAAAGCGGCCCTACCTGATCTGCAAGCCCATCTTTGAGAATGCGCAGTGTTGAGCCTTCAATGCAGTGGTTTTGCAGAGCCATGCGAATAAGATCAATCTCATAAGGCGCGCGCAACGGCCTGCCGACCGAACGCAAATAAAGATGGATCACAAATTCAGGGTAGCGCATCTGCGCCGCGCCAAAAGCTTCGGGATCTGCGTAACGCGAGCCACTATATTGCACCAGCGCGGCCCGATCTGTCTCGCCAAGATCAAACATATCTGGATCGGCAGGAAAGGCTTCAATCCGGTAATCCACATTAAGACCGCCGCATTTCAGCAGATCAATAATACCTTCTTCGATCTTTTCAATCGGGGTTTTGCGGATCACAACTTCCGCATTGGTTTGCACATCAGCAGGCATCAGTAGCGCTCCAACAGTTTATCAGACTGTGGCGCAGGGCCAGAGATACAGACAGTGGATCCACTTGAAGCAGCTTCAAGGTCAGATCCGTCATTATCTGCAGTACGAGACAAGGTGAGTTTGCCCGCTTGAATGGCCTCAAGCCGTCTAAGCGCGTCCTTATATCGGGTTTCGACCGTGTCAGAGACTTGCCCTTTCCCGCTTTCCTTATCGCGCAGACGATAGCGGGCAATATCACCCGAGATACCCTTTAAGAGGGTCGGCACATCTGCGACAGAAAGCCCAGCAAGCCAAGGGTTTTGGGCCAAGACGTAACCAGCAATGAGTTCATCTGCGAAGGCAAGCTCGGCCTCAATCAGGGCGCGATCCACACTACGCCCCTCAAGGGAATTGTAATGCCCTGTTCCTGCAATCTGGATCGCTTCAGCTTCTCCAAATTGCATGATGAACTCATCAACTGTCTGAAACCGCCCCATGCTTAATTCACGCCTCTTGCGCCTTCAGAGCAGCGGCAACGTCTGCAACACTTACAGCAAAACCAAGTGTCTGATTGAGATGCTTGAGCGCGCCTGCACGGATGTCACCATCCTGCTTAAAGGCCGTGTCCTTCAGCTTGGCTACAGCCGTGCCAAGATCTGCACGCTGCGCATCTGAGAGAGGCTCAAGTGAAGTTTCGTCCTGGGGGACTTCTGCCCCAACATCGGGCAGGGCCGCGCCTTCGGGCAAATCAGCGAATTCAGCAGCACTCAGAGTGAGCTTGTCACCGGGCGCAAAAATCTTGCCGCGCCGTTTGATGCGTTGCTGTGCAATATGGGTCATTGGAGCCTCCTTAAAGGATGCGAGCCAGTGGCGCGCATCACAGGTTTGCCGTGGCGCTTGCCACCGCGTACATGCAGGCGGTTTGTGCTTCCGTGATAGCAATGGATGCCTCACGCGCTCCTGCCGTCTTTGCAGCATTCGCTTCGTCCCGCAGGTTTTCGCATTCCGAAATCAACGCCGCCGCCAACGATTTGATGCGGTCAACCTGTTCCAACCCTGACGGGTTGAAACCAAGCCGAACCGTGCTCATGGCAGAAGAATTGACTGCAACCTCCGCGCCCATAACTGCGCCTGTATTAATAATGACGTGTCCCATAGTTTTACCTTTCAGGTTTGGTTAACTTGCCGTGTCTCAAACCGGGGATTGGAAAAGGAAGCCTGCATCCATGCCAGACAGCACAGGCGACCATTCTTCTTTCACCTTGTAGACCCAGCTATCGGTCTCAGGATCCGAATAGGGAGCCATCACCATCGGGTAGCCTTTGAGGCGGTAGGTGTAACCAAAGCTCGGCACTTGGTAGTTTGAGCCTTTGGGGCGATATACCAGCGAGGCATCATCCCCCCAGATGTCTTTTGCGTCCGCATCATCATCGGCGTTGTCGTCCAGATAAACTGCCTTGCCGACAATCACCTCTTCCACGTCAAAGTACTTCGCCAGCATCGCCGTGGTCAGCGAGTCTGAGGATGTATATTTGAATTGCTCTTTGATCTTTGGATGCTCACTCAAGGCGTTGAAAACGCTCGGCCCCATTGTGAAGAGGTTTGGATAGCGCCCGACGCGGCGGCGTACCTGCTCTTTGGCTTCCTTCACGTCTTTTGCCGGATCGCTGGCCGCATCAGACCATTTGTCGGCACCAACCAGCGCCATTTTATTGTTGGCGTTGTAGTTGGTGGGATCGCGCACCAACCCGGCAGTTTCTGCCTCACGACCAAGCGCAATGACATCCAGCACCATGTTGACGCTGCCACTGGCCAGATCAATACCCGGAACTCGGGAAGCCTCTTCCATGTTTTCAAAGGCAACACTGGCCGCAAGCGCATCCTGATGCAGCGAGACCGGATCAGAGGCATAGCCATATTGGACGCGCTTATATTCCGCACCCGGTGCGCGGCGCGTGTTCATCTTGCGGAAACTGTCTTTGCCAAACTTCAAGACGCGTGCGCCGCGTGTTGGAATGTCAGCAATCGGCAAAATCAAATGCCCGATATACTCAGCGTTGCGATAGCCACGTGCATGGGTGGACAGAATGGGATCCACAACGCGAGACTGTGCGGTGTTCATATTGCGCGGTGCCATAGCAGCGCCTCCTTATTTCACAAGAATTTTAACGATGTCGCCGGGGTTGGCGGCGGCGGTCAACGCGCGACCCGCGACTTGACCAGCGGCTTTGGTGATGGGTTGGCCAGTCGCGTTTGACTGCACCTCTGCACCAAGTGCGATGGCCGCACCCGCAACCATGTCACGCACGCAAATCACATCTACGGCAACCGCATCCCCGATCTTGGCCTCATACTGAGAAACACCGAGAATGGCTTCACCGTCGCCAGCCTGCATGCCGTCAACTGTTACAAAGCGATTGGCTTCAATCGCGCCTTGCGCAACAGCGGTCACAGACAGAGTAGAAATTGAACTCATCAGCGGTCCCATAGATCAGCCCTCCTTTACGGCAGCCACAGCATCCAGATATTCGGTGCCGGGGTTTTGGGTTTGATAGGCTTTGGCCTTCTGGTGGAGAGCGAATTGGGCCGCATCCACATCCATACCATCTGCTGCAAAAGCCGCGCTGGTGGCGTCACTAGGCGGATCGCCCAGATCAAGCGTGCCAAATTCAATAACCTTACCAGCGGCACTAAGGACGCCCTTAAGCAGATCGGCAGGGGCGAGTTTCTTCTCCTCGCCATCCACAGAGAAAGCAATGTCGGCGGGATCACCGACGCTCAGCTCATCTAGCAAAGCAACGGTTGCTGCCTTTTGCGCGGGCAGCAGTTTGCCCTCTTCAAGCAGCCCATCAGCGAAGGCGAGATTTTCATTGTGAACAAGCGCGCGTTCGCGCTTCTCAATTTCCGCTGTACGCGCGGCAAGTTTATCATCGTCACCCGACATGGGCGGCTCCTTTGTTGTCTGTGTGTCAGAGTTTTGGTGCGGCGCAGTAAAGCCCGGAGCCGTCTCTGGCTCCTCACCTGCGTCCTCAATCCAGCGAATGTGATATTCCGGGATAGCCTGATTGGCACTTTCCAGCCCAAACTTCTCAATCAAGAACTCACGCAGGCTGCGCATAACGCTAGCTGTATTGCGTGTAGCCTCCTCAAGGGAAAACGTGATCTCCACCACATCTGTGTCATCGGCATCGGAAAATTGAACGGGCATCAGCCCGCTCACGGCAGGCGCAGCACCCCCAAGAAAACCAATATGGCGCGGATAATAAGTGCCGGGTTTTGGGTTGCCAGCAGCATCTGGCGTGAAAAACTTCATGGAGACCTTGCGATAGCGCCCATCCTCCACAGCAGCGACAAACGCAGGCGCGAGATCCCCAACCTCTGCAACCAAGATACCCGCATCGTTGACCTCAAAGCCTACGGCCCAGCCAAAAGCCGGGTCATCATGTTTGGGGTGGCCCACAACAACGGGAGCCGGTGCAGTTTCACGGTCATAGCTTGCCGCCATCTCGGCGACATCGCTTTCCGTAAATTCATAGTCTTGGCCGTTCATCGCCCGGAATGTGCCAGGGCGAAACACCTCAACCTTGCGTGTCTCAGTTTTCTTTGGTTTGGGGTCAGCCATCCAGATGCAGCTCCACTTGGTATGTGAAGCCACGTTAGGGCGCAAATAGCGCGCGCTTTATCTATACTAGTTTAGGGGAGGCTAGCCTTGTCGGGAATAACGCCCATCATGGAGGCAAAGGGGAAAATAACAAGCGATTTTGCGCCCTACATATGTCTGCCCGCCCATAACAGCCCCATAGAGCAAATTTAACACATGTTTAACATAGGTGAAGGTGGATTTTGGCCCCACCATAGCCAAGGCTGGTCTTGAGGCGCTCAGTGGCCCGCATATCCGGATCGGTGTCAAAGTCCAAAATATGCCGAAACCTCTTCTTCAAGAATATCCATATCATCACCGCCAAATCCAAGATAGGGACGTGCCTTGATTTTAACTTTGCGACCACGGCCCGCTTTTCCTCCAAACTGGTGAATGGCCGCGTAGTCTTCTACCTCATCGCCCGTGCCAATGGTGAGGGTGCTGCCTGCAACCTGATAGTTTATCGATCCGGCGAGGTGACCGCGCATGCGCATAATGGTAACAGGCGCATTACCATAGCGCTTGAGACGGGCGGCGATTGTGGGTGACGCAAGAGGAGCCCATTTTTTGCCGTCAGGGTCACTCTCTTCTTTAAATCGCTTGTTTATGCGCGGCAGCATTTCCTCCCCGATAGATTTGAGAAGCGGAGCTTTGTCTTTAAGTCGCGCAATTTTACGCCGCAGATCGGCACTCAAGGCTTTATCGTTAAAGCTCAGTTCAAGTCGCGCACCCGTCATTGCATTCCATCCTTTTTCTGTGGTATTAAGCTCGCGACTAGGGAGGGACCAGTTGCGAGGTCTGAGAACGCCCCGGTCTTGGGAGGGACGCGCGCAACCGTAACCTCCCGCGAAACCCTTCCAGCTATATGTCCTTTGATGATGCAGGAAAGAAACGGCTTCATTGCTGCGCCCGGCGTCGGAAAAGTAATGCGCCGCGTCTGTGATTTTCCAGATAGGAGCGACGGGGCTTTTGACCTTTGCCAGCACGTGGGTCAAAACTGGTTACGCCAGACCAACCCCGTGTGCCCCATTCAAACATTGTAAATGCCGCGAGTTCTGGATCCCAACGCACATAGCGACGTACAAGGCGTAAAGCTCCGTTTTGATCTTCACCCCAATCCACCCAGATCTCATCGGGGTCAAAGATTGATTCCGCTAGGCGCTCAACCTGAACTGCCCGCCCTTGCTTCATGATCTTCCAGCCGCCACCGATGTGGCGAAACAACTCATCGGAAATCAGCACCGCTTGGCCTGCGTGATCCCGATGCATGACACCACGCCCGATGGCGGCGCCAAACTTGGACAAAAACCGATCCACATAATACTCGGGTTCACGCCCTCCGGGCAATTCAGGAGAAGCAAAAGGGCGGCCCAACTCATCCAGCGAAGGCAATACCGGTAAGGGGAGGTCAGGTTCTTTAAGCGCAAGCGGCTTTTGCCACTCACGGGGGACAAGGCCACGCTCCCACGTATCGCCCGGTTGATAGCCCCAACCAAAATCAATGCCTTCAGGAACTTTGACCCATTCGCCTGTCGTTGGATCTTTGACCTTACGCATTTTGAGTTTGGGCGCTTTGTCAGGGGCATCCTTACCCAAGCGCTTTAGGCCAGCTGCGCTAAGCGTGACCACCCCGCAAGAGCAGCGCCAACCATTAGGTGGGAATATTGTGGCCCAGATCGGGTCGCTATGCAGAAAGACTTTGCCGTCCCAGGCCATATGTTCATGGCGCGGCATTTTCGGTTCGCGGGTTTCGGCATGGACATATTGCCAATAGGGCCGCGCAGCCACCACATCTGGATCCCGCATCTGCTTTAGTCGTCCTGCCTGATGTGCACTGCGCAGGTTGGTTTCATAGATGACGCGCGTGCGCCAGTTACGCCCGCCATTATATTGCCAGCCATGCTGTAGTATAATTTCATCAAAGCGCGCGCGGAATCCCTCAAGCCCTCCACCGCCATATTTGGCGCTCATGTAAGCTTTGCGCAGATCCTCAACCAGAGAAACGGAATCTGCGCCCGCGACCACGAATGCACGATCATGGGCGTGGTGTAGGGTTTCCGTCCAAACCTTGCTTGGCAAGCTGACTTTCTGGCGTTCAAACTCCAAGGCTTCTTTGAAGGTCACAGTGCCAATGGTCGGTTCGGCAAACTCTGCAGCACCCACCTCGGTCAGAATTTCAGCGCGGCCCTTCAGCTCTGCCAACGTTAGAGCATCGCCCAAGGCTTCAGCATATTCAGCAGAGGCCAATCCGGTCTGCCATTTCAGAATGTCGCCCCAAAGCTGGGTGGCGTCATCTTTTTTAGCAGCTTTGTCAACGATGGCTTTGATGTCGCCGATCCAAACCTCATGTGTTTGCTGCACATGAGCTTCAAACGCGTCGACAAGATCCGCAATCGTAAAATCGCCGGTATCTGAGAATGCTATGTCAGAAGCGTTTTTTTTTGAGCCTGTGCAACTGGAGGCGTGACCGCGCGCACCGGGCCGCCAAACACTCGCTCCATATAGGCATCGACATCTTCTGGCTCATAACCGGCTTCTCGCGCGTCTTTGAGCGCAGCCACATCCAATGAGCGGCGCTCAGCTTTTGCCTGTGCCAACTCCTCTAGGGCTTTTTCATTCGAGGGGCGTGGCCGCCAGACCTGCGGCAAGCGCGCCTCAGAAAAGTTCGCGCGCGTCAGCCACGTGATGAGCTGCCCGTTGAGTGTGCCAGATAGAAGATCCGCATCACTGTCCACCAGCATGTCCAAAATATCGGCATGGGTTTCAGAGGCCGCGCGGGCACCGTTTTCCCCCATCTCGGTTGTCAAGGTCTCACCAAGGACCGCCTTTGACATCTCCAAATTCCAGAACTTGCCCCATGTGGAATAATCCACGGTCCCTGAACGCTTGCTCTCAAAAGTCTCAAGC